TTAAGGGAGAAAATAAAGAAGCGTTGACTAAAAGTATTGAGACATTAATTAATGCTTATTCATCTCATTTAGATAATTGTATTAAGTCTATTTATTGGTTATCTAAATATGAATACCCTCTAAAACAAATGTCATTTAATGAAATGGATTTGAAAAAAATTCATTCAGTTAAGGATTATGATAGAAGGTCAGAATTAGTTGATATTTTATGTAAATATTGGGAAGCCGATTTAGAATTAAAAAATACTACTTATTCTACACAATATTCTAAACTAAATAAAGAGCGCACTTCTAATAAAAAAGATTTTAGAAAATTCATTAAAGCAATTAATCCCCAAATGTTTAAGAAGTCTGTTTCAGAACAAGTTAACGATTATATTTTGAAATCTGTTTGTGAAAGGCCCGGTATTTCTGCTAGACAAATTTATGATAACATGGAGAATAAGTTACATAAAAGAACATCGCCCCAAATTATTTCTAAAATGGTAAATAGATTGGGAATTACTAGTGTAGATGGTGCTTATTATAAATTGTCAGATAATATTAAAAAGGACTTATATTCATATACTGCGTCATTTATTGATTCTGATGGCTATATTACTATTGATAAAAATTATAACCCAAGAGTAGGATTAGTAGCGACAGGGGATAGAGGTAAAGCCTTTATGATTGAAATACAAAAGGAATTAGGAATAGGTAAATTACATCTTGACCAAAAATCCCCACAAGGCACGCGACCAGTTAATAGATTAAATTTCTATTCACAATCTGATATTCATGAATTACTTACTAAGTGTCGCCCTCATTTTAGAATGAAAGGTAGAAATGCAGATTTGCTTTTGGAATTAGTTCGTATGAAAAAATCTTACAAGAAAGCAGATTGGTATAAGAATCGTTGTGAAGAAATTTTTAAACTTATGAAATATGAAAATCACAAAGACCATGTTGGGTACGATTTTACAAAATATGGTATTGATTTTGAAACAGTTGCTAAGTTGCATGACAATTGTAAAATGGGAATTATGGATGATTTAGAAGCGATTGTTAAAGAGGACTAGTTATGGCTCTTAATGAATGTGAAATGGTAGATTTGAATATAACTAAATTAAAATGTAGTGAAAGAACTCATAGAATTGCAGATTGGTGTCATGTTTGTAGAATTAGACAATTACAAAAGGAGGTATGATTATGTGGTTCGATGTTCTTAAAAAGGAAAAAGATGCTTGTTATCATAAGGTTCGTTCAAGATATAAGAAATGGCCTTCTGCTTATGCTTCAGGGGCATTGGTTCAATGTAGAAAAAAGGGTGCTGCTAATTGGGGTAATAAATCTAAAAAGGTTAAGAAATCAATTGGTGATGGTGTTTTAAAGGATTGGGTATCATGCGCTTCATGTACTGATGATAAAAAGGGTACAGAACCTTGTGGTAGAAAAGACGCCTCAAAGGGTACAAAACGTAGATGTAGACCAACTTGTTCTGCCTGTAAAGATTACAAAAGAAGAGCCGGAGATTCTGGAAAGAAAAAGAAAAGAAAGGCCGGAACATTTTCAAAGGAAAAAGATAAGGGATTACATGGATGGTTTGAAAGGAGAGGATAATTATGAGTTGGGAAATTATATTGAAAGAATTGGCTTGCCCTAGAGCAACACAAGATTTAAAACTAAATACTAAGAATAGAAATATGGCTATTCAAGCAGAACATATTAAATATGGTCCGCTTAATTTATCAGATGACCAATATTGGGTAGATGCCGCAGACCATTGGAACACTACACCCGAGGTTGCTAAACAATCTAATTGTAGTAATTGTATCGCATTTGATATTTCTCCTAGAATGGAAAAATGTATGCCGCTTGAAGGTGATTTAGGTTATTGTTGGATGCACCATTTTAAGTGCCATAAAGATAGGACTTGTTATACTTGGGCCGCTGGTGGACCAATTGATGACGATAAGACTTCAAAGGAAAATCAACAGAAAGGTGAATAGAATGGAAGAATGGTTTGGTATATTAAAAGGCGGCCAATGCACTAGAGCGACAAAGAAAACGTCATCTACTGCTAAAGGTAAAAAATGGATGAAGTGTGTTTCTGATGGAAAGGGTGGATATAAACGAGTTCATTGGGGTCAAAGAGGTGTAACTGTTTCTGGTAAAAGAAGTGGTAAACGCAGAAAATCATTTAGAGCAAGACATAAATGTTCCTCATGTAAAGGTGGAGATAATTCCCCAAGATGCATGGCTTGTAGAGATTGGTGATATTATGGTAAAAAAGAAATATACTAAAACTAAAATGTTCTTAGATTGTTTAGATGAGATATTTGGTGTAAATGGTGAAAAACTAAAAGGTGATGAATAATGGTAGAAGAAAAGCGTAGGTTTTCTATTCGTAATTTGTTCCGAAGAACAACTCCTAAACCTGCGGATAGAAAGGTATTCAATATTGGTATTCAAGAAAAAAGACAAGGATTGATGATGACAACTCCTATTCTTTATGAAATTGCTAATCAATCTGTTATTACTAGGACTTGTACCACCCAATTAAAAAATGAAGTATTTAGAAGAGGTTATGATTGGAAGAAAAATTTCTCAGAAAAATGTGTATCTTGTGGTAAAGAAAATGAAAACCCTGTTGATAAATGTCCTGAATGTGGAAGTTTACAATTAGTTAGACCTGACACTAACCAATTAAAATATGCTAAAGATTTCTTAAATGGTTATGTTAATAAATCCAACCAATTATTTATTGATGTCCTTAAAGAATTAGAAGATGATTTAAATATTGTAGATGATGCTTATATAATTTTGGTTAAAGAGTATTTCTTAGATAATAATGGTGAAATTAGAATGCACCGAATTAAAGAAATTTATAGGGGCGACCCAATTACTATGGCTATTTATTCTGATGATGTGGGAGAAAGGGGAACAAAGGGTTTTACATCATTAAATGATAGAACATTTATTTCTGAAGACCCTAATGAATGTCATCCTGAAACAGCAGAAACATTACATCCTGTCCATTATGTAAATCGTGCAAAGGGGGAAGAACAATATTTTATTGAGGGTGAAGTGTTACACTTTAGTAAATATTCTCCTTCGAGATTATATGGTCAATCCCCTGTTCTAACTTTATTTAGTCACATTACAACTCTTATTGCTATGGAAAGTTATGTTAATACTTCATACACTAAGAGTCGTATGCCAAGAGGATTGCTTGCTGTTCAAACTCGTAATATGGAGTCAATGAGAACATTTTGGCGTTCTGTTAAAGAAAAGATGGAGGAAGACCAACACTTTATCCCTGTTATGGGTATTGAGGCAGATAATGGAAAAGGTTCTGTTGAGTGGATTAAGTTTATGGATTCTCTTAAAGAGATGGATTATGTTGCGGTTAAGGAAGATTTACGAGATAGAATTGCGGCTTTCTATGGTGTAAGTAAAATCTTTATGGCAGATAATTCTGCAAGTGGTGGATTAAATAACGAAGGTATGCAAATTCTTGTTACTAATCGTGCAGTAGAAATGGCACAGAATGTATACAATCTTTATGTATTTCCTTGGTTAGTTAATGAGTTTGGAATTACCGATTGGAAATTAATATTACCCCCATCAGAAGAAGAGGATGAGATTGCTGTAATGCGAAAAAGGGAGATTGAAGTTAATATTGCCGCTTCAATTAAGAATCTTGGTTTTGATATTGATATGAATGAAGATGGTGAATTTACTTTTAAAAAGATAGAAAAGGAACCAGAGCAACCTAAAGGTGAAGATAAACCTGCTGAAAAAGACCCTTATGCTGGAACAAATATTGATGCTAGTCAATTAGGTCAATTACAAGAACAAGCATTACAGGGAGGTAAAGATTCTCCTGAAGGTGGGGGTTCAAATAGAAACAAACCTCGTATGAGTGTGGGGCCGCCGAATAGAAATACGGGATTACCGCAAGAAGCGGCAAATAACAATGTTGATAGAAGAACCGAATAAGGTGATTTTAGATGAATTGGTGGAGTATTATTAAAAGAAGTCCTTATTTAGACCAAGCATCTTTAAATTATCAGGAAAATTTAATGGGTAGAGGGACCGGTCAAACTACATTTCAAACTGAACAGAATGTTGGTCCTAATCCAATTCCTCAACAAACATCAACCCAAACGCAAGTAACTCAACCTAAATTACGTTCCGGTCAACAACAATTAGATTTAGTAAATGTATCAAATCAACAAATCAATGCCCCAAGTGTACAAACATATCAACCATCACAAGCACAACAATTAGATATACAAGAATTGCCTAAAGACCAAAAAACTTTGCAAGAGTATGAAAGGGAAGAAAATCAAATTAGTAATATAACGCAAAATATTTCTCAACCGACTACGGCAGATAGTGGAACTGATGATTCAGATGTTGGTGAAATTAGAGAAAATGTTAATCGTGCAAAACAAAATTTATCTCAATTACCAAGAGGGCCAAAAGCAAAGGTTTTAACTCAAGTATTAACTGATTTATCAGCCGCAGCAATTGACCCTGTTAATCAAAAAGATACTGCAATAGCAGCAAAAAAGAAATTACAAGAAGCATTCCCACAAGTATCATAGGGAGGAATTATTATGACAAGTAGACAAGAATTAGCAAAAATTCGTAAAGAATTGCAAGCAGCCGAAAGAGCGGTTGCTATGAAAGAAAGAAATGAAGTTAAACAGAGTAGAAATATGGGACCGGTTGGATTACCGAGTGCTGAAACCCATCATAATCCTAGAACTCAAACTAAGGACTTAGATTATGTAATTCATTTACCACCGAAGCAAGGTAAGAGAGCCGAAAATAAGTGGTGATTTTATGAGTTTGCTTAAGGCTTACTTAAAGGGTCATACTGACCCTGTTTTGTTAGCCAAGGCATACTATGAAGATATGGTGTATAAATCTGTTGAGGCGGTTGAAAAACTTATTGCTGAAGAACTTACCTTTGATATGGATAAGGATATGAAAGTTTGGAATCAGGAAATTAAAGAAACTCAAGATGAAATTAAATTTTGGAAGGGTTTGTATAATGATGTTAGTAATTCAGACGCACTTAAAATATTATTTGGAATAGACCCTGTTATGGAAAGAACCACACAAGCGATGAGTGAAGAAGAAGGTACACCGGAAGAAGTAGAAACAATTCCTTATTCAGAAATACCTCCTTATATTAAAGAATTAGAGGGACATATTAAAAATGTTCAGGCTAATATTAATGACGCTATCGAAGAATATAATGAAACAGTTAAACGAATTACTGAAATGGATGCAGATGAATTTAAAGAAGGTAAAAGAAAATGGCCAGAAGAAGTTTATATTAGAATCCATGAATTAGGCTTAAATTACATTGAATCTAAATTAGATAGTTATAAGGAAAGATTTGAAATTCTTAAGGAATCTGGTGAAATACCACAAATTAGACCTAAGAAATTAAATACTATTGATAAAAAGGTTGAGACGCAACTAAAGCGTTGGAAAAAATTAGGTAGAGATAAAAGACCTTCTAATAAGGATAGGCAAGAAATATTATATGGGATTACAAATACGCTAAGTATTGATTCTCCAGAATGGAGATATAAATATTATGAGGATTTAATTAATGAGTGGGAAGTTAAAAAGAAGCGTAGTATAAAAGAGTTAGATGAGTATAAGCGTAAAGATGAAAAAGAACCCTATGTTTCTGAAACTCCTAAGGAAAGAAAAGATTCTAAAACAGATAGGTCTAAATTAGATAGTAAATCTAAGGGTAATTTATTTTATTCAGATGAAGAATGGTGGAAACAATTATCTAACCAATCTAAAAACGTATCCTCTAGAAAAGTATTTCAAGAGGCTTTAGGTAAATATTTTAAAGACTCTCCTTCCTCCTTTGATGTGCCTGTAATTGCTGGTAATAAAACTAAAACTGGTATAGGTGAAATACAAGTAGAAGGTGGAGAGGCTAAGTATATTAAAGAGACTCCTGCAACAAAATTAGCAAACCTTAAAAAATTATATGCTATTTTTGAAAAATTACCTGAAGGGGATAGAGATAGAAATGTTAAAATTATTATGGATGGTTTACAGGAAGAAATAGAACAGTTAGATTTAACTGTCAGTTCTGGTAAAGAAGATAAATTAACATTTAAAGAACAAGGTAAAAAAATACTTAAGTTATTAGTTACTGAATTAGATAAATTTTATAATTCAATTAGGGACGCTGAGGAATCTAAACCCCAAAGAGCAATTTCTGCATTAAATGCGATTAAAGGTACAGGTCTTAAATTAAATGAATTAAAAACATTTGCTATGGGAAAGGTAACTATTAAGTCATTAGTAGATTCTAATGATAGGGATGTTAGAGATAGGGCAGTTAGATTATTACAGACATTTGATGGCGGTAGTCCGGATTTTAGAAAGGTAGTAGAAAAATTAACTAGACCAATTAAAAGTCAGGATGATACAGTTATTGTTAGGCTAGAAAACCATTGGGATGATGATGATATTCAGTCCTTATCTGGTAAAAGTAAAGAGGAACAACAAGCATTAAATAGAATTTATGATGATTTGTTGGGTAGATTTGAAGGGGTTCTTGATGAAATAGAAGGTGCTGATGTTAAAATTGCAGAACCAGATTTAGATAATAAAATTGAAGAAACTTTAGAACAAATGCAAATGGCATTAGAAAGCATTCAAGAAAGCCTGAAGCAAACTGAAATGGAATTTGAAGGAACAGCATTAGAAATTAAAGATAATATTGATAATGTTGATGAAGAGACTTTTGAAGATATGGTTACAGAAGATGCTTTGGATTGGTTTATTGATACATATGAGAAATTTCAAGAACAATCTTGGGAAGTATTAAGAAGATTAAATAGAGATGATGAAGACTTTATTGAAATTCAAACACTTAGAAGAAAAATCATGGATGAGATTAAAAAATTACCTCAGTTACAAGGGTTAATTGAACTTGACGATAAGGCTTGGAAAAAATCACATGGTGGAATTATGACAGAAAGGCGTCTAATTTCTGAAAGATTGCAGGGCCAAATCGCTATGGCCGGTATAGAAGGAAGTCAATATAGTAAGTTAAAAGATGCAGAATACGCTAGTAAATATGTTGATGCATCTTTACCTATGGCTACTACCCAAAGGGGAATTACTAAACGGAAAAGACTTATTAAGAAAATTTTAGATAACAAAGAATTAAAAAATTCAGATTTTGATTGGGATGTTAAACAGACTTCTGATAGACGTAGACAAATGATTAAAGAAATTGATGAAGAATACGATGAAGCAGATGTTGGTCAAAGAGAAACTGAAGAACTAATTGAAGGTGGGGAAGAGGAAGAATTTGATATTGGTGAATTATCTGGTAGATATGAGTCAGAGAGGTGATTAAATGGAAGAATGGAAAGAAATTTTAAAGGAAGATAAAGGGTTACTAGTTAGTCTTGATGCTAAACAAAAAAAGAAACTCAAAAAGATTTTACAATCTGCTGAACCTTCAGAATATTTTGGTCAAGATTTTGCCAAAATGGGTGAATTAGTAGATATGTTGAGAGAATTAGACTTAATTAAAAGTGACAAGAAAATGACAAAAAGAATGAAAACATTATCAGAAAAAAATGTTGACATTGTTGCTACTGCTGCTAAATTAAGAAAAGAATATGAAGATACTTATAGAGAACTAAGAGAAATTGTATATCCTAAAAGTAAGGGGATGAGAAAGAAATGAATGAGAAAGATGAAACATTAGAAATTTTGAAACTACTAGTTAGTAAAATTCAAAAACTAGAAGAAACAGTGTATGACAAGGAAAATATATTAATGAAGTCGGGTTTTGTTGTTGCAAACACCCCCGTTCCTACGATGGATAATGGTACAGGAGTTATTCCTGATTCAAATACTATTGCTAAAATGAGTTGGGATGACATTAATAAATTAGTGGCGAAAATGGAGGGATATTAATGAATACTGATGAGTTACTTAAAAAATTAAAAGATATCAAAGCAAGTGCTTATAATAATGTACATAGTTCTGAAGAAGAAAGTCCTCTTCAGGTATATGATGGAACTTGGGGTAGATTACCACTTGACGAAGATAGTAAAGGGGAAGATGTAAAAATTGAGAGAACAAAAGGTAAAGATTATAAATTGCCTGATACTCTTAGTAGGACTACTCCTATGGCTGGCCCAACAAAGCATAACCCATCTAAAGATGTTTATACAACTGACGGTACATTGAAATCAACTAGAGAAAAACTTAACGATTTTAAACAATTTTTAGAAGTTCGTAAAGTAAAAGATTACTATGGTTCAGGAAGAACCCCTGATGAGTCTAGCATTTTAGCAGCCATGCAAGTTATTGAAGACCATATGGAAAAATTAGAAAATATGGATGAAGAAACTCGATTAAAAGATTGGTGGTTTGCAGAAATGGAACACGCTAAGAATGAGTTGAAACAGTTAGAGGATATGTTGGCTAATGTTAATAATCCAAATTACAAACCATTTGGAAAAAATGACCCTATGGCTCAAGCACGAATGATTTTAGAAGAAGGCCCAAAAAATGATAAAGAGTCTGAAGTGCATTTAATGTTAAGAGATGCTCACACTAAAGGCGATGCTAACGCGGTTCGTCAAATTTTGACAATGTTACCTCAAGGTATGTAGATAAAATGTCATCTGGCGGGTTGTTGTTTGAAAAGGATATAAATCCTGTTTCAAGGCGTATTCAGCGTCTTTTTGAAGGCGTTAGAGCAGCCTATCTATCTGCAAAACAAGACCCAAAGGAATACAGTAAGGCATGGAAAAAAGAAGTTGATGCCTTATATGAAGATTACAACGCTACTGATGATTTAGCATCAGCACTACGGGAAGTAATTAATGACGATGATATAGAATCTTCTGATGTAAAAAATCCTGAATCTAATACTGCTTCAAAAATATACGAAGCAATTAAAGAACTACGATATGAGTCTGAACACGTAAAAGACCCATTTGTAAAGAAATTTAAAGACCAAACATTAGAATCTTTAATGAAGGATAAAGGTATTCTTGCATCATTTATTCATTGGGTTATGAGAAGAAGCAAAAATGCTCTTCCAATTGAAGTTTGGGAAAAGTACCTACCTAGAGGCGACCAAATTACAGACGGGTATGTGGGTCTTGACCTACATAGTAAGGACATACCCCTCTACATTATGGAGCATTACGGTGAAAAGAAAGACACACAAGCAGTTAAAGCAAAAGTTAAGGCTGCTATGGGCTTATTAGAGCGTATATACAAAGAACATTACAGTGAGTCGAAGTGGAAGTTGTTGCTTGGCGTAGAGATATTGAAAGAAGAAAAAGAAGATATTGATTTTATTAAACCAAATAAACCCATGTATAGAATTTTTGAATTGGATGATATAAATGAATTACGAGGCTTTACCGGTGAATGGTTGGTTCAAGAAAAATATGACGGAATGAGAGTTCAACTACATAAGATTGATGATAAAGTAAAAATTTATTCTTTTAACGGTAAAGACATTACTGATAAATGTCCAAAACAAGTAGAGATTCTTGAGCAAAAAAAGTTCGGTGAATGTATTTTAGATGCTGAATTAATGTTGTTTGAGAAAGATAGGCCTTTACATAGAGCAAAGGTTGTTTCTCATGTTTTTAAAGGAGTAGAAACTGAAGGTGATTTAAAGGTTCATGTGTTTGATATTATGAGGCATAATGAGAGGGATATGACAGAAGAACCTTTACAAGATAGAATTCAAATTTTATTCCAAAATTACTCCATGCATTCTGATGAGTTATTGGCATTCCCTTCAAAAAAGGATACTAGAATTGCTGATAGCATTAAAGATATTGGTGAATATGCTAAAGAAATAATGAAGATACCAACAGCCGAAGGTGTGGTTATTAAAGATTTAACTTCTACTTATATTAGAGGAGCAAGAAAAAACCCTAAGTGGATTAAATGGAAGAAATTTGTAGACTTAGATTTAGTTGTGTTAGATAAGAGTTCAACTAAGTCAAATATGTTTTCTTATACTTTAGGCGCAGGACCATTAACAATTGAGGAATCTAGAAAAATGGATTCTATGAAAGTAGATGATAGGTATTATCTAAATGTTGGTAAAGCGTTAAATACTAAAGTTGATGTTGACATAGGTTCTATTATTCGAGTTAAGGTTGACGAAGTTAGAAAGAATAAAAAGGGTCAATTTAGAGTTTATACTGCACAGTTTGTTGAAATACCCGAAGTTAATATGCCTGATAAGGTAATTACTTTAGAGTTTTTAGCAGACTCAAAGGATGGTAAATCAACTGAGTATAAAACCTCAGCACTAACTAAAGCAATCTTAATTACTGATAATGTTCATGGTGAGGCTGAAGTTATTTGTAAAGAAGATTTAGATGGTTTTACTATTTATGGATTTAAGGAAGATAACTTAATGGCTAAAAATGCTATGTTAGATATTGATTTATGGAAAGAACAAATTGGTGAAATTTATAAAGAAAGAAAGGGCAAATTTAGAGTTGGCATCAAAAACTTCCTAGAAGAGCAACCTGAAAATACTGCTACTCTTGATGAGATTTTAGATTACATTAGTAAAAATAAAGGTTTATTACAATTGTATGAAGATATATTTAATAGTAAATCTAGAGAATTAAAAGAATTCTTAACAAACCAAGCAGATGAAATTACTTATTCAACTAATAATAAATTTGTTGCAGATGATTCAATAATTGAAAAAGATGATTCTGATTACAAGACACCTAAAAATTATAGAAATGGTAAATTTAAATTATATCTAAGAAAAGATGAAAATTTATCTTTAACCTTTATGTTAGATGATGCTAAATTGGGTTGGGAAATAGATATTAAATCAGTTGATGATGTATTTGATTTATTTGGCAAAGCGGGTAAATATCCTGCTCAAGTCCAAAGAACGGTATCTAAGGAAAAGTTAATTGATGAAGGTGATGTTGAATTAGGTGTTCAAAGACATGGTTATCATGAATATTTTATTAAGGGTGATAAATTTGATACAAAGTTACATTTGAGAGTAATACCTTTAAAGGGCCAAAAACAATGGTTAGCCTTTACTAGTTTTGAAGATGAACCTGTTGACCCTAAATCAGATGATGGAATATGGGATATTCGGGAGGACAAGAACAAAGATTTGTCCTTCTCGACCCTTGATTGACCTTTCCTTAATATAGTAATCTCGGGATGTGGTAATATGTCGGCGGCGTCTATGCTTAAGACTGTAAATATGAATCCAATGGATTTTACAATAATAAAGTCAGATGATTTACATATTGGTGGATATGCGTCTATTGAGATTGTTGATAAGCAAAATGATTTGATTACACTTGAAGCATTAGGTGAGGCAGTAACTAAGTTTATGGTCGATACAAAATATAGAAATGTAATGACAAACCATTCTAATGTTCAGGTCGGAGAAGTAATTAAAGAATACCGAGATACAACAGGAAGATTGTGGAAAACTGGCGTAGATGATGTTGGCTTTTTTGTTGTAATTAAATTAAGAGATGATATTGAAAAGGCTAAAGAAGTTAGTCGAGAAATTAGAAAGGGTACTTTACGTTCATTTAGTATTGGAGGCCAAGCATTAGAAAAGCGAAAGCGAAATAATGAAGAATTGGGCGACTACAATGAGATTAGTAAACTAGAATTACATGAAGTTACTATTTGTGAAAAAGGTATTAACCCTGAAGCAAAGTTTGATATTCTAAAACAGGATGTGGGCGGCATGACAAATATTGAAGATGCAATTAAAGAATTAAATAGTCTATTGAAGGCTATTGGTGAAGGTGGAGAAACACCTGATGATGTAGAGGCTAGATTACTTGGATTAGCCGCAGAAGGTTCAGCAAGATTTGGACCTGAAGATACTACTGGTGCATCATTACCATTAGATACTCCTTCAGAACAAGAAATGGAAAGAGGCAGATTACAAGCAGAAGAAGATGATATTTCTGCAAAAAGAGAAGATATGGATAAGGCCCATTGTGGCACAAATAAATTAGATAGTGAAGAAAAAGGTTCCGATAACACGGAGGAATTGAAAATGAAAGAAGAAGAAATGGACAAAGGGGAATATATGGATTCCTCCGATGACGAAGAAAAGTTGATGGATGAAGACAAAATGGCTCATAAAGGGGCTGGCGACGATGAAGAAATGAAGGGAGAAACTGATTTACCAACAGGTTATCTTGAAAGAGGCGAACAGTCTGAAGTTGTTGTTGAAGGCGGTAAGCCACGAAACAAGCACCAGCAGATTTCTGTACCTACAAATGCAAATCCAACTGATGTCGGTAAATCAACATGGACTGGCGAAACACATGGTCTTGACCTAAGCCACGAAAATCTTGAAAAAGCCTATCAACAGTTTAAGGCAGAGCAAATGGAAAAACTTGCTTATGAAGATATTAAGCGAAGTTTCTCTGACCGACTTACCTCAGAATTGGCTGTTAAGAAGGCTAATGTTGAGCGAAATGAATATGACGCTCAGGCTGAAGTTAGCGAACTAAAGAAGCAATTTAGCGAATTACTTGATACTCTCAAGAATGATGCTGAAATGACAATTGCAAAGCAGCAAAAAGTTGTTGCTGATTTAAATATTCCATCTTACGAGGACATCGCAAAGATGGATTGGAATGAAATTCACCTAACAATGCAGCGTTTGGAGGAACAACGCTGAATTTAGAGTGACAGAAATAAAAGGTGAGAAAAATGACAAAATATATTAACACTTTGAAAGACTTGGAAGCCGCAACATACGGTAACTTTGGAAATAACAATATTCTAAAGGGTGCTGGACTTGTTGCTGGACTTCACACAGGACACGATGACGCAACTGCATTGAATGGTACGGCTGGACCGGGATTAAACCTATACAATGTAATTTACGGCCAAAAGGTTTGGTCTATGCTAAATCAGGAAATTAATCCTCTTAGTATTTTACCAAAGCGACCTTACACTTCAAGTGGATGGCGTGTAATGACCCAAAGACCCGCTGGTGGTTCTGACCCTGCATTTGGAATTGGCGATACGGCTTATTCTGCTGGTTCTCAACTATTAGCACCTAAAGCAGACCGAATTGGTGGTGTAGATGAAAATCACGCATTAGGAACTGCTGGATTACAAGCACTAGCACCAGAATATACCACACTATTTATGAGTCCTAAGACTATTGCTCATATGTTCGATTATTCGGAACTTGCAGCAGAAATGGCAAAGATTGATGATGGTGTTGGAGATATTCGCGCAATTATTCGAGAAGATATGGGTAAATTCCATGCTGAGGTTCAGTCTAAAATGCTAGTTATGGAACTAGAGCGATATGACCATGCTTCAGTTGCAGCAAACAATTTAGAGCGAAATTACACTTCTTTAAACAAGATTGTTGCTTCTGCTCTTGAATTGCAAGCATTAAAGGGTGCTAGTTTAATTGCTGGTACTGTTGGTTCACTACCTGACCAAATTGCAAAGATTTACGGTAATGATGACCGAGATACTTCATCAGGTGTAACTGCTGGATTTATGGATGCAACAGTTAACTTTGGTGCAGGTTACGGTTCAAGCCAAGTACGAGCATTGACAACAACTCTCTTGAATACTCTAATTCAAGAATTGCGAACTGCTGGTGGTACTCCAAAGGTTATCTTAACTGGATATGATACTATTCAGACTATTGCTGACCTATTGCAGAGCCAAGAGCGATTCCTTGAGCGAAAAGAAATTATTCCTACACATGGCGGAGTAAAGGGTGTAAAGGGCCGAGAAGTCGGTTTCCGAGTAGCGACATATTTCGATATTCCGCTAATTCCTGCTAAGGATATGCCAAATACAGGAGCAGCAACTACTCAAGTTAGTGACCTGCTTTTCCTTGATACTGACCATTTGTGGCTTTCAGTCATGAAACCAACTCAATACTTTGAAGATGGTATTAATCATGGAAACCCATTCGGTATCGGAACTCTTGGAAATCGAGGTATGTTCCGAACAATGGGCGAAACAGGATGCAGTTTCTTTAAGGGACAAGGCAAATTGACAAATGTACAGTGATTGGTGTCACTTTAAATTAAAATAAAAAGGTGATTTAAAATGACAGCAACAGTTACATTATTGGCAAACCACAAAGGAGTTACCACGCCTAGAGTTATGGGTGACGAATATGTTGTTGATGCAGTAGTAGATATTACTTCATATACCGCAAATGGTGAACAATTTACAGCAAGTGAATTTGGTCTAAGCACAGTTACTTGTGTATCAGTCACAGGAATTTCTGTTGATACCATTAGTGGAGGATATGCAATTTCAATGATTGCACCTGAAGTATTATCAGGGGCGGCAACCGGAGGAAAATACGCGGCGGCTAGTTCTGCTGATTTCCAAATTCATGCCCCTGCTGCATCAAACACAGACAATATCGGAGAAATTCGATTAAGAATTTGGGGACAAATTTGAGGTGATTAAATGGCAAAGATGACATTAGTAAATAACCAACATCCAAAAGGTCAATGTACCATTACGGGTTACGGGGATGACGAGTCATATTTGTTGCTTTATGATGTTGAAACAGAGGTTCATGTCAAACGAGCATTAACTTACTTGGGCGACTCGAACTTTAAATTGGCTTTTGATGCCGAGGAATTAAATAGTTTGGAAGAAGATGACTTCTTACTTGCTACTCAATTATTAAAATTGACCTCGGCATCAGATGTCAAAAAGACATTATTGCCAAAAAAGAAAACAACTACCCAAAAGGTAAAAGAAGTAGTATCAACAGTTACTTCGACAGTAACACCAACCACCACAAACGACCAATCAACGGATGAGGCTGATTCAGCCAATGATTCTGCGTGATTGCGTCAAGGTTATATGGTTGGGCCTCTCTCGGTAGAATGAGGCAACTCTAAATTAAATTAGGTGAAAATAATGACTCAAGGTTGTAGAAGTAGTAGATTAATTACGGCAGATACGCTCGTTCATTCGGGCAGATGTAAATTAGTTAGTGTTCATGGTTATAATAACCACGCGACAACAAGTTGCACAGTTAAAATTTATGATAATACTGCTGCTGGAACAGCGGCAAATCAAGTAGCAGAATTAATTTTACCTCCGCATTTATCAATGATAACCGATGATACTTCAGGTGGCGACCAAGATGCAACACAAAATACTACTATTCAAATAGAAGCCGATTATCACGGCGTAATATGTTTGACAGGACTTTATGTTGATGTTACCGGCGGAACACCTAGATTAACAGTTGAGTTTGCATAAGGTGGTTAAATGGCAGCAATTAATAAAGACACAAGATTGGTTATGACAATTTTATTTGTCGGTGCAGTAAGTGGAATGAATGTGTATTTCTACGCTAATTATGGCGCAGATTTACCTTGGACAAAATTATCTCATGCAGTTCTCTTTTCGTTATTAACGATTGGGGGAATCATGGGTATTAAGGCGTTCTTTGATTTAATTATGAATGACCGAATGGAACTTTGGTTATTGGATAGAAAAATCAAAACCTATTGGGAAAAGAAAGCGCGTGAAGAACAGCAAAAGCAGAAAGTTATGGAAAGTATGCGGTCGCAAGGTTATTTCAATAATAATAGCCCATACCAACAACCTCAAGAAATTGGGATTGAATTCTTAGAACAAAATATGTGATGTGGTTAAATGGGATGGTTTTTCCCCGATATTTTTGGTGTTGATGAGCAAAATTTGGCTTATGATATGAGTCGCGCCCATTCAGCAGATGTTTGGTTTTTAAAAGTGAGGTTTTGGTGTTGGGGCATTGTTGCTTCAACTGCTTCTTTACTTATTGGTAATATAGCAGGTTCTTTAGGTTTTAATATTTTTGGTGGATTATTCGACTTAATAAAAGAATTATTATAGGTGATTAAATGAAATGGAAAGATATTTTAAAAAATAAGAAACAAGGTATTACACGCCAATTAAGAAAGCCTGATTACATAGATTTAGACAAAGATGGTGACAAAGAGGAACCAATGGCTGAAGCAGCAAAAGATGCTAAAAAGCATGGAATTAAACATCAAATAAAGCGTGGTGATTAATATGAGTTGGAAGGATATAATTAAGCAGAATCCTGTTCCATTCGCCAACCAATTGGGGGCGGGTCAACAAGGTCAAAGAGATGGGAAAATATTTGCAATTATGCAACAATTACCTAATGATTTACAAGAATTACAGAAAGGGGTTACTAATAAACAAAATGGTATTAGAACTGCTGAACAAATGAAAACTAGATTAGATGAATTAATTAGATTATTTAATGAACCGGATACAATGCCACAACCCGGTGGTATGACTCCACCTAATCCCTCACTTCAAGGTATGACTCCACCCCAAACTATGACTCCCCCTCAAACTCAACAATAGGTGATTTCATGTGTCATTACTCGCAGGTTTTGCAGTATTCTTTGCTGAAATAGGTATTGCCATTTACAATAGATTACACGCTTACCCATTTGGAATTTATGGAGCAGAAAGAGTAGGTAAAACTACATTAGCAAGACAATTACAAACTAGGGGAGAAGTACCTGATATTAGGAAAAGAACAGATGGTATTCAAAGTCCAACAAGAAAAATGATTAAAATTGATGGGGATGTTAGAACCATTAAAAGTAGTGATGTTGGAGGACAAGCAGTATATTGGAAAGAATGGGAAGGCGATATGCGAAAAAGAGGAGTAGAATATATTATTTTTATGATTGACCATAGGCATTTAGAAAGTAATATGAATTTAGATAATCAACTAGCATGGAGATATTTAGTGGATGTTATTCTAAATAAAAGATGGTCAAATGGTAAAAAGAAAAAGGATAAAGATTACCCGAAAGCAATTGGTATATGGGCAAATAAATTTGATTTATGGGGGAAAGAACTTGACTTTAGAGAAGAACTTAACAACCATGAAATATTTGAACCGTTCAAGATGGGCATTCAACAACTCAATGAAATTGGAATACCTTGCTACAAATACGTCGTGTCTGCCAAAACAGACTCAAAAATGGTTTACAGAGGAATAACCACAATGATTGATGATTATTAGGTGATTTAAATGGTAGTTGGTTTTAATCCGGGTTTGTTGGGTAATCCTGCGGGAACATTTGGTTCTCCAATTGATAGCCTAAACGCTAGAAATCCCGGTCCTGTAATTGAATACAAATATAAAAGTGCTAAACCAAAAAAACAACTTAAGGAAATACGTAAGATTTTATTACCCGAAAAGAAAAAATTCTTATTCTTAAAATATGGTTTTAAATTTAATATGCGTCACCGATGCGTAGTATGTGGTTCATTACATGAATGGGAAATGTCTGACCCAATGCGGCCACCTTTACCATTATCATTAGTAAATAAAGGCAGACCATTACAAGGTAATTATTGCCCAAAACACGCAGCATTTTTTAAACAAATGGAGATGCTTGAGCAGAAAATTTTAGCAGAAGAGAATGGATTAGAATTTAGAAATTTTATTCCAAAACCTAAGATGCCAATTATTAAAAGTGGCCCTACTACTAATCTTAATCAATCAGATATTGCTTCCTTAATTTCACTTGGATGGGTTATTGAACCGCCAAGGGGAACTAAAGAAGGTGCTTATGAACAATATACAAGATTAATGTTAGATGTTCAAGGAAAACTAGCACAAATGCAAAAAATAATTCCAATGATGGAGGTTGAAAATAATGGTGAGGAGTAGTACACTAAACAATGCGTTGGCAAGTAGCCAACAACAAAATTTTAAGACGGTAAATAATCTCTTGACGCTTCAAGAGAATCATGTAGAAGAATTCTTTCAATATCACGGTGAAGAATTTATGCAAGCGTTTGAGAAACTAATGGAAGATACTATTAAAAGAACAGTATCTGAAATGTTATCACAATTAGAGTTTTCATTAGATGCAGGTAATGGTAGCATCAAACTAATTGATAAGTGCCTTTTAAACTATCAAAGAGTTACTCAAGAAAATATCGACTTAGATATTCAATCTTTACTTAACACCGCAGTTAATTCAGAAGTAATTATGCAGCGTAAAATGGCTAAACAGCAATATCTCGAAAGTCAAGGATTTAACCCTTCAACGAGCGGCCAAAATAGCCAAATGACGGTCCAGCAGGGGGTCGGCATGGGTGCGGCTCAAGGAGGCTACGGAGGGGCGGCTATGGGCATCAATCAGGGCTTACAGAGCGGCTACCCAATCCCCCCTAATGGGTATGACCAAATGAATAACCCATATTGGCTTGACCCCAATACAGGGCAAATAACTTATTCTCCACCAAATAGCGGTTTAGGCTTAGGAAACAAATTAGTCAAGGCCGCATCATGGGCTAAATGGCTCGCTTGATTTAAATGAGGGGGTATAATGAATGGTAAACAACGAGTATTATTGGTATGAAATTGATGATACTAATAAAGTTGGCAACCAAGTTATTATTCCTTTAGAATTAAGTGATGTAAAAAAGGCCATTGGTCTTTATTTAGTTAACCCTATTGAAAGGAGTAAAATTAAAGATTTAGATAAATTGATAAGAAATATTGAACGCAACACAAAAGTCAATATGATTTCAGACGATGATAATGAAAAGTGGTCTGATGACAAAATGGGTTTCTTTAGAGAGGATTTATTGAATCCTGCTTATCAAGATATTATGAATTCTAGATTGAAGGAATTACTTCAAACTTATGTACCTAATGAAGAAAAAAGAAAATGGGAATCATTTGAAGATTTTAAAACTACGGATATAGATTCTAAATTAACATTGGGTGACTTATTAGATTCTAATGAAGAAAAAGAATTCATTGGTGAAACTATTGTTGTTGGTCGTTCTGATAAATCAACAACTCAAAAAAAATTATTAGATAATGAGCGAATGCTCACTAATGATGAATTTTTTGGTTTAAAGCCAAGAGATGATGCCGTATTAAGTAGTATTAATGTTAAATATACTGATGCAGGTATTGATGTAAAATTTACAGTAGACCAAACTAGTGGTAAAATTCCTAGAAAAATATTTGAAGATGCTGGATTTAAAAAGGTTGTTTTTAAGGATGACCCGACTAGTTATGGTGGGTCAATTAGGGATAAATATTCTCCTAATTGGAACGATATGACTACTGAAAGTACCTTTTCCCAATCAAGGGACCAAGGAACATTTGACCCGTTATCTATTTGGGTCGGTGAAGGTAAAAGAAAACAAAAATCCAGAGAAGAATATACTGAAAAATTAGAAGGTAGATTTAAAGAATGGAAAGACAAGGCTTTAGAAATGCTTGCTGGTTTAAAAGGTAGAATAGATGGTCCTAAAAAGAAGTTAGAAAAACTTAAGGAAGAATTAAAAACTGCTGGTTCTACAAAAGAAAATATGTACGGTGTAGAATTAGGAACAAAAAGAGATAAGGATATTGGTAAAGAAATTAAAGACCTTGAGGAATTTTTAAATTACATTGAAAACAATCACAAAAGACTTTGGGAAGGTAATACTACATTTGCTCAAGAAAGAAGAAGAATCAAAAGACTTACAGGTAAAGTTCTTGCAGAATATATTTCTGGTCAGGCGCAATCAGTAGGTTCTGCAAAAGAAGGTTTTCAAAGTGATAGAGTAATCGAATTAGAAAATGATGAAATTACAACAATAAAGGAATCTTGGACTACTTTTAAGGATGAAGAAATAGAAGATAAAAATGATATTAGAAAAATTGTAGAAGAAATGATTAAAGATGGTAGAATGCTACAATTCTTAAAGGGTAGGTCAAATAGAAGCCCTTGGTTTTTACATCGCTCAACAATTACATTAATTATTCACCCTGATAATCTAAGGGGTCAAAGTATATATGTACCATCTAAAGGTAAAATAGATACTACTAAAATGATTAGTAAAGAAATATTAACACAACCTGCTCAAATGAAAACACAAAGGCAGAGAAAACAGGCTAATTTACCTGTTAGTCGTAGAGCAGGTGGAGGGGCAACTAAAGTTACTCAAGATTCAGAAACTGCAAAACTAGGAGTTAATGCTGCTAGAAAATGGTGGTTTAGAAAGTTTAATATTAGGCACAATAAATTAAAAAGAGCGGCACAATCAATAGGTGCTAATTTGGAGGCATAAATATGAGTAAGTCAAGTTCACCATCAGATTATGATTTTTTAAATAGTGGCGGTTCATCATTATACAGTCCTGATTATAACACAGGACAAGGGTACTATACAAGTGTAGAAATGGTTAGTGATTTACTACAAATTCCATCTTTTACAGGCTCATCAAACCCAACAGAATCTCAAGTTGGGGCTTATATTAAAAGAGT